CTGGTTTTCTTGTCAATCTCTGCTTTTAATTCGAACGCGGTTTTCATCTAATCACCTCAACAATAGTTAAATTGAGCGGTGACGTAAAAAAACCGACACCGCGAAACGTAAATTTCACGGCATCGGCCTTGATGGTTTCGAATTGTAATCACTCTTTGCTACTTGTCAACTAGGAAACAAAGTCCCTGAGTTGCCAGGAAACCTCCCAGAATTAGCATCATCCAAAGTTCAGCCATTTTTAGCACCTCCCCTGAATTCATGCCATTCTGAAATCAGCATTGCATATTCGGCAGGGTCAATTAACCCGTTCGAGATAGCGTAATCTGCCGCGGCAACGTGTGCCTGCCATGCGTCCTCGAAATGCCCGAGGTGCTTTAATTTGCCATTAACTGTAATTTGACTCCGGAACTTGCCAGAGTCTTTCCTCAGATCAACCCAGGGCGGCAAGTCTGAGCCCCTAGCCCTTGCAATAAGTTGACCGGTATGGCTCAGAATCCTCAAGTTTTCTAGCCTATTATCCCCTGGCCTGTCGTTTTTGTGGTCAATGCTAAATCCATTTTTAGGTAGTTCCCCGTGAATCATAAACCAAGCTAAATTATGCTGTAGCACGTTAACTGATTTGCTATTCAACGTTCCACCGATTTGCATATAACCATCAGGTTTTTTGCTGCCCACTGGCCTTAAACAATGCCACTTTGCCCCCCCAGCTTTCGGTTTTTCTTTCCAATAAACCAAACCAGTTAATGGATGATAGGTCACACGTTTCGCAAAATATTCGTATACGTGCATTTTGTCGCGACTTGGACTAGCCATAGATTCTCCCAGTTCCCAGCAAAAGAATTAAAAGGCGGGTAATGTCGGGCTGGGAGTCCTGACAAACGGCCGCTAAGCCGTCCCGCTGTCTATTTATACGCTATCGGCCTTTGCTTCTCAAGACCTTTAGCCGATTCTCCAGAACCGAAAGAATCGTCAGGTGCTTCGTTCGGCTTCCTGCTTTCAACTCCTGAATCAATGCCGCCGGTGTCCTTTTGAACCGTGTTTTTGCGACTGGGGCAGCTTCGACCTGCATTTGCCGAGTTGTCCCGTTCGCTAAACTGTTCTCAATTTGCTCATCGAAATTGAACCAGGTCTCCTCCTGCATCAGACGCCGGACACTCTTGACATCGTATTTTGTGTTTTCCACATAGATGTTCGTTAGCGTCTCCGCGGCCATATCCAGCAAGTCGGCCTGTTTGCGGAGGTCATCGGATGTCCCCATCGCTCCAGACCAGGGGTCATGTATCATCAAAAAGGAATTGGGAGCCGATAGCCGTTCCTCTCCCGCCATGTAGATCACACTGGAAATCGAAGCCGCCAACGCATCGTTGGTTGTCGTGACCTTTGCCGAATGGTTTTTCAACGCCTCGTAAATCCCTATTCCTTGGAACACGTCACCGCCAGGCGAGTTGATCCTTACATTGATCGGAATATTTCCGAGATCATCCAAAGCAGCAACAACATCACGAGCACTAATGCCGCCGAGTCCAGGGGCTGTGATTTCATCGTACAGGTAAAGGGTCCCATCGAGGTTATAGTCAAACATTTAAAATCTCTTGAGTTATTAGTTTAGCTTCGCCATCTAAACAGAAATGCTTCGGTTTGCGTGCAATACAACGTAACGATTCTACGCAGTGCGTTTGTGCAATGATTCGTTCGCCACCAAGGGATTCAACAACATCACCAAGGTTCGCTTCAAACTTATTGTACCACTCCTCGATCGACTCCAGAGTATCACCACGCTTCAAACGCTTGGTGACCTGCTTCTCTTCGGCATTAAGCAGCAATTGGATCCTATTCTCAACGGCGGAGGCTTCGCGGTCATCTTGCGGCTCATCTGGGTCTTGCCCCTGCTCTTGCCCTTCAAGCTGAACCGCACCACTAGTCGTGTTCGGGTTCTCGAACAACTCACCGCCAGGGTAAGGGTTCATATCAAGCTTGGCTCTGGCTTCGTTCGGATTCATGATCTTACTGGAGATCAATGAGCTAAACGTGGCCGCCGTTGTTGCAATGTCAGTTCGTAACATACTCTCAACATTGAACTTATGATAAAACTCACCTGAATTAAACTGCCTGGCGGATAACAACTTGTAGTCGGCCTCTTGTTCGACTCGAACAAGCCACGGTTCCAATGCGTTGTTCAGGTAGGCCAACTGCTTCTGCTCCAGGCTGTTATAAGAGTTGCTCTTTTCCATACCTGGAATGTATTCCAACTGTAAATACTTGGCGGCACTCTCACCAAGCATCTTGCGAGTTTCGGCAAATTCTGCCGCGTTGTTGTCCATCACGTTTAGTGTGCTGGCAGTGATGCCGCCGCGAAGCAAACCAACCTGTTCCGCTGCTCCATCAGCCCCGTGACGCTCTGTGAAATCATTAAGGAACTCTTGAGCCTGTTCCGCTGTACGAAACGCCGGAGATTCCTGAGGTGCTGACAACATCAGCTTACCAACGAAACCTTTCTTGATTTGATCTTTGACCCGACTTTCAGCACCTTGAGCGGATTCGATAGTCAACCTGGCCGCATCGTAAAGCGGAACCCCGTTCAATCCGTTGCCAAAACCGACAACGCGGAAACAATCGCGGTCTGGAATCATTACGACGTTATTCGGGTCGGCGTCCATCTTCTCGAACAATGTCAAACGCGAATCGGGACGTATCGTGTCAATCTCAACATAGGTCGCATTCCATACCTCACCATCTACAACGCCCGTTACCGTTTGTGCTGGATTCAGTAATATCAATTCGGGGTTCACGGCATCGCGGTGAATGTACGCCCTGCCGGCACCGTACCAAATCGCGTCTGCAATCAGAGTTTGTTTGAACGTCATAGCACCGTACATCGGCGAAGGCCGGCGATTGAGCAACTTGTTACTGATTCCGGTCTTAACCTTTTCGCGATCTTCGCCCTGTTTGCGGTATAAGTCGCAGTTCAACGTGCCGACGTTATTACTGATCTTGTTGATACCGTAATAAAAGTCCGGTAACTGCCAACCGTCTTTGTAATCGCGACGCGATAGACTCATCAGCGAATCGTAATATTTCCAAGGGTTTAGCTTCATAGCACCAATGAACCGGTTGTTTTTGGGAGTGAAATCTTGCAAGATTTAATGGCCATCAACGCTGCAACGGCAGGGTCGATCTTCTGATCTTCAGCGTTCTTGCCTTTAGTCGGCATTTTCTGGCCTTTAGCGTTTTCGTCAACGGATAGATTCAGAAATGCCCACCGCAATACTTTATCATAAATATCGGGTTTAAACCGCCCGTCGGTTATCTGACAGAAGAATTCTTCCAGAACTTCGTTGTAGTGAACGTGAGACTGTGGCATCTTTACCGGCTTCAATCCCTCGGATGACAGATTCTCACTTAACTGGGAAGCTGAAAACGGGTCAAATGCACAATATTCAACGCCAAGGTCAAGGCAATCCTCAATAAGACGTTCTTGCAACGTGCTGACCGGATAAGCTGTTTTCACCAGCAAGCCATTGCGAATGAATCCGGCGAACGGTTCCAGGTTCAAATCCCTTCTAACGTCATCGCCGATGAACGACCGAGAACGAACTTCATACCGATAAACTGGCCGGCCATCTTTATCCTCTGAATGTCTGAAACGGGCCGCTAATGCGTAGCTGCAAAGATCGTCCCTACCGCCCAAGTCGATACCGGCTCCAATTGCTTCAGCTTCTCGCCAGTCTGAAAGTTCGCCGGATGCTTGGTCATATTCTTCAGTGGTTATGATTGAACCCTGAGACATTACGCAAATGTTACCGTGATAGCGGAGGAACCTTGATTTGGCCGCTGGTTTGTTGATTGCCTCGTGAAGTTGTGCCCTGAGATATTCCGGCTTTACCGATAAGTTCAAACCTGGATTAGATTTCTTTAAAGTCTGCAAGTCGAATTCAGGGTCAAACGGATCATCCGATTCATCTAGCTCAAAGATTAGGCCGAACAGAGAATTATCAGTAAAATCGCCAGCAACAACGCCACGACAATAGTCAGCTTCTTCATGGTACAAATAACCCTTTTCGTCTGATGCTGTCGTGATGGCAACTTGCAACGGTTGACGCCGTGAACCTGAACCAGTCGTTAACGTGTCAAAGAATGGCCGATTGTGGGGTTTGAACGCGTGTAGCTCATCGAAGATCACACCAGACGGGTTGAGACCGTCAAACGGCTTGTCTGAGCCAAGTGGTCGAATGAATGAGTTGCTAACCTCGAAGCTGATGTTGTCCTTGAGAATCGTCGCGTGTTTTCCGATAGCGGCTGACTGCCTTAACATCCTGCCGGATTCCTGAAAGATGATCTTGGCTTGGTCAATCTTGGTGGCACCGATAAAGACCTGGGCACCGGCTTCACCATCCGCGGCAGCAAGCATAATTGCCAACCCAGCACAAAAGGTAGATTTGCCGTTCTTACGAGCTACGCTGAGAAACATCTTGCGGAATCGCCTTGACCCGTCATCGCGGAGGAAGCCAAACAAGTTCCAGACAATGAACCGCTGGAAGTCTGCTAAATGGAAGCTGGCACCGGCAAACTCGCCGATTGAGTGCTTGAGCAGTGCAGGGAAGAATTCAACCGCCAGGGCAGCTCGATTCTCGGAAAACGTAAACGGGAACTCTGGAGTGCCGATTGAGGCAATGTCTTTTCGATACCTGGCCACCGCTTGCTTCAGATTCTTACAAGCGACAATATCACCGGATTCTACGGCTTTTACGTAGTTTTCAACCTGTTCTGCGGTGGTTTCAGCACGAATCATATCAGTTCACCATCGTTTTTTGACGTTCCATGAATTCAATGAACGGGTCTTTTTCTTCCTCTTTTGGATTGGCCTTTAGACTTGCTCGATTGCTTGCACCGATTCCGAGCTGTGCCGATAGCTTATCCAAAGTAGTTTGCGTCTGGAAGAAAGCAGCAACGGCAGGGTTTGCTTTAAACGCACCGGACGCACCCTCGATTCGCGAACCGTGTTCGTCGATGTCGTCTAGGAATTCCATTTGAAGTTGCCACGTCAAAGCGTACCGAACCAGAACATCGGAATCGACTTCGCAGTTTAACCTTAAGTCATTCTGCCATTTGACAAGTTGCTTAAACTTGGCGGTCGCAATCTTCTTGCCGATCAGACGTTTATCTTTTATCGGCTGGCCTTCGGATGGTTTCGGTTCCCGTTTGTTTCGCCGAGCAGGGTTTTTGATAAACGTACCCTTGGCCTCAAGGATTGCAGTTGGTGTCTTTTTTCTGCCGGTTGCTGCCATGACTGCTCAAAATGTTGAAAAATGCGGGAAAAATGGGGCAAAAGTTTGGTGGGGGTCAACAGGAGTG